TTCCGTGGAGAACTTGCGGACCTTGGCCGTTGCCATGTCCTCGGCTTCTAGCACGAATGTTATTGATTCTTCTGACATTATTCAGCCTTCGCCAAGGTGACCTGCTGACTGTAGTACCGTTCGGCGTCAATGAACCAGGCCGATTGGTCAAGCACTCCACCAGTTACCGGCGGCAGTCCTTTTTTGAACAGGTCGAAGAGTTTAATCGGCTGGACCATTTCTTTGCAGTATTCGTTGGGACACCCGGACAGCGAGAACGAACCTTGACCGTTGCATGTTTCGCAAGGTATCCAACCCGTTTCCAGTCGCCGCCCACCGTCACCCTGGCAATCAACGCATTCGAATTCGTTAGCTTCACCATCAGTAGGAATATCCTTGCAGGTATTGGTACAGTTCCGGCAAAGTTTCCCGCTGGTTATTACTGCCGCAACTCTTAGCTTTTTTTTTCCTCTGAATCGACCTTGCCGCCAATCAATGCATTCTTTGCAAGCTCGACACATTCGCTACGATCAAACACCACAGGAATCAATTCCGGCTTGTAATCCTGTCCCATGTTCCGCCAGTCAGTCACGACCATCCCAAGCATGTTGATAATGGCCTGCTTAAACTCGCGGTGACTGCTTGGCTTACAGGCTTCGTCGTACAGTTCCGAAATCTCCGTCTGTTGCTCGAAATTCAGAATCTTAAACACGACAACAGGACGGCTTTCCATTGGTAGGTCAGCGTCCGATTCCAGCCAGACTTCGCGTGTTTTCCCAGGTCGTAAACTTTTAGGCATCGTTAGGCCGTTGGGGTAAATACAATTTGCAGGGACTGGTCGGCAGTAGTTCCGTTTTTGTTGCATTGGAACGTCAACGCATCGGTAACCATTCCGTTGCGGTCTGCCTCTTGAACGTTGGTGTACTGTGCCTTTGCCGCAACGATCTCGATTGTCGATGTACTTGGACCGTCAAGCGTCACCGTGAATTCGGCTTCGGCATTGCTTAACAGGTCGCCGTATCGGTCCTGAGTCGCAACTAGCGTTGCTTCAGGGTCGGCAGTGATTGTTGGCGCTCGGTCGGTCACCAAAGCAGAAACAAAACCGGCAGCAGTTCCAGCACAGGGACGCATAATTACGTTGTTGCCAGCATCAAACGTGACATTCTCAACGCATAACGCAACGCTGTCGTAGGTTGTGGTCGCCGACGAATAACGCAATGGACTGGCGGTCGGGTAGGTCGGGGATAGCAGCGAAACGTCGGTGGCGGTTTGCCAGACGCCTTGGAACGTCCATTCGATGTACGCCATCTTTCCAGTTGGACAAACAAGCTGGAACGTACCCATACAACCCGCCAGCAGCTTTCGCACGCCGTCGATATAGGCACCAATGGTCAGCGTCTTAACGTTGCTGCCAGGTGCCTCGCTGGTCGGGTTAAACGTGTTAGACGTGTCTACCCATCCGCAAGCTGGCAACAGAACTGAAGCCCAAGTCGGAAGGGTTGCTGTACCATCCCAGCCAAGATCTGTTTTGAAGGTCGCCGTTCCGCTGTACGGTCCAACAACGCCCGCAAGCTGATCGAATGACGACTGGCCAGGACGCTGTTCAAACTCGACGTTAGGCTGAATCATCACGTCATAAGCGTTGAATGCCGCATCTGATCCGGCAAGGGTTTCAGCAGTCCCGATGGTAGTTTCCACCGCTGCCGCAATGACTCGTTTACGTTTCAACAGTGGCATTAAATCGCTCCTGATTTCTTTAGTCTTTGGTAGCGAAGACGTTCAAACAACTGCTTCGCCAGTTCGCCTTCAAGCTTTTGTTTTATCATTGGTATCTGGTGTTTGTTCTTTAAGACAATCCACCAGATCGACGGCCCAAATTTTGTGGCGATTGGGAACCGTCCCTTTCCCTCCCGCTTTATAACGTTGCCTTTCCAGCTAATCTTTAGCACGCCAGGACGCGGTCCCATAAAGGCCGAATCCGCAGTCGTTCGACCTGTGGTTTTACTGATCCGATAGCTAACGCCTTTTTTAGTCTGTCGTGGCTTGAAGTCTTTCAAAGGTATTCGCTTGTCTTTTCGGACTGACAGCGTCGCGTTTGGCCATTGCTTCCGGTGAACAATCGACTTTTTAATTGCCTTTTGAGTGGTTGCAAGTTCCTGAGCGACAATCTTGGCAATCAGGCTTTTCCCCTTGCGGCTGGTTTTTGATGTCGCTATCCCGATCTCTTTCGTGACGTTTTTTACAACGTTAGAAAGTGAGTTTCTGATTTGCCTTATGTCTTTTTTGTCGATGGCAACAGTAACTCTCATTCCTACGCCCTCGCCGTATACGGGTCAGTTTCACTGACTCGAAATGTCACCACGATTGGCACGATTACCCCAATGTTTCCCGCGTCATCTTGAGTATCGAAATCAGGCTCTTCAAACTCGGTATTGATCGCCAACCCACCCCAGTTATGCCAATTGCTAACCGACGTAACCGCTTTGATAACTGACGCTGCCGCACGATGTCGCCAAGTATCAGCCGCAAGCGTGTCCGTCTTTCGGTTTGGCATCAGGTTGACGGCAATCTGGATTGTGGAACCGTAGGCAATCGCTGGCGGGTTTCCTGGATGATCCAATTCCGTCACCCTTGTTATGGCACCTTGAGTAACAACCGCCTGCAAGTCGGTCGGAGTGTAGGCACCATATCGCTTGGGACGCTGAATGCCTGCAACGCTGAACTGATAACCGTTGCCGGTCGTTATATCGGCAAGCCGAGTTTTGACCGCTGCGACAATCTGCTCTGCTATGCTTTCAGCCATTAGCCAACCAATCCAATTACCGTGACGCCGGAATCCTGACTTTCCAAAACTCGCGTGCTGAATGTCGTATCAGACGAATCACCAATACGTTGAAGCAAAGAAACCGTATCTTGACCCTCGATCAATTCCTCTCCTGTGATCCCCAGCGTTGAATCGTTCAGAACGCGAATCCGAGCCGCGTACAATGCAACGTTTCCGTTTTTGTCATACGTTGCCGGTGGTTCACGCTCGACAATCGCACTGACAGAACGGCGGACACCGCCTACCGGTTCATAGGTCACGGTTTCCCCGAACTGAGTTAACAGAACGGGGAATCCCGAGGCAGCGAAAAAGGAGTCAAAATACGATGGCACTGGTCAACCTTAGGTGGTGATATTGCTTAGCAAGTGGCCAGCTTGCGGGTACAAGACAACCTCATCCACATCGTGACGAACACGAACCACGTCACCACGGACGGTTTCGTCTCGGTAGGTTTCAACCGTTCCGCCAATGCTGGAACCGTCTTCCGACCAGTGGAAGGTGCGACCGATGCAAGGTTCACGCATGTCCTGGCCAGTGGCGACCTTGCAAACCATCGCGTATTCACCCGACCAGATCTGCGTTGGTGATGCCGTTTGGCCTTCAATCGCACTGTTACGGCTTCCACCGGCAACGATGATGTGCGGCAGGTCAAACACAGCGGCCAGCATTTCGGCAGTCACGTCCGAAGGCTTGGACGCATTACCAGCACCGGCACTGTTGATGCGGTCAATCACTTCGTCACAGTTGCGAAGGTTGCGGAACACTTTGCGGTTGATCACCAAAGCGTTGGCCCACAATCCGCTGTTGTCGTAGACCTTCTGAATGGCCGCTTCCACGTCGGTCAACGGCGTTGCGTTGGCAGTGTCGTCCCATTCGTTGGTGACGGCAGTGGTCAAGCTGGAACCGGTCCAGGTGGTGGTATTGAAGATCAGGTCAGCGGCACGCTTTTCAGCATTTCGCAAAACCGCACCGTAAGCACGCATGGTGGAAACTACTTCGGAATCGAAGTATTCCGCGTACATCTTGGACTCACGATCATCAACCGGCTCTTCCGCACCATGCTCAAAGCAGGCGTAAGTGGCAGGCTCGAAAGTGAACTTTCCACGGCTGTAACCACTACCGGGGGCACGATCAGTTTCACGCTCCTGAAGCAGTTGTTCCAGTGGAATCTTGCCGAAATTACCGGCCTGGGATGCCACATCCATGACAGGAAGCACGCGGGAGGCAATGAAGCCGGCCTTTTCCGCTTCCAAATCAAACTCAAAGAAGGTGGCCAAATCTGGCCGTTGGGTTGCTAGACTAGAACTTGGGCTAGGCATTGCTACACTCGATTCTCCCCGTAGCAACGCAATTCAATTTTATAAACAAAAGTCGCCCGGCTTCAGTGGCCACATCCACCGGGCAACGCTACGGGGCTTCATTAAGCTTGTGCTGTTCCAGTTGGAGCAGGCAACAGAACGCATTCGATGACATCGCCATCGGCAGTCGCCGCTTCCAACGCTTTGGCGAAATCAAACGAGGTCGATGCGGCAGTGTCTTGGACCTTGCCAGCAGCCTCGGTGTAAAGCGTGGCACCAACTGCAAGAGCTTCAACGGCGATCATCTTGAACGTGCCTTGACTGTTCCAAAGCTTGACGGCGATCTTATCACCCGAGGCGAAAGCTGCCTCTTGTGCGATACCGTCGCCGATTTCAGTAATACCGGCAGTTACCACTTTCCCGTCAGATTCCAGAATTACGCGAGCGTACTGGGAAATAGCTGCATCGGCTTCAAACGTCTTGAATCCACTATCAACTTGCTGAGACATAATTTGTCAGCCTTTCGTTTTTGTTGTTTCGTTGGGTAGTCCGTTTTCGACTACAGATTACCTTCGGCGATCATCTGTTCACGCAATCCTGGATTGGCACGATTGGCAGCGATAACCGCCTTTGACGATGACATTCCTTTTGCCTTGAATGAATCAACAGCGGCCAACCATTGCGACTTGGCAGGCACCTTGTTTGATCCAGACGACGCACGAGCTACAGGAGCGACGCCACGACGCTTCGCCTTGGCAACGGGAACTTCCTCTTCCATTTCCTCGGCAACAGGATCTTCCATGTCCTCGGCCTTGACGGAATCCATCTCGTCTTCCATAGCTTTAAGCTTGGCTTTCAATTCCTCGTTTTCC